CGTCCACTCAGGAGGTTTCCCGGTCGCTTTCTAGAATCACTCTCAAACTTTTCAATAAGTTCCTGACAGAAGGTCTTCGGTAGTACGTTACGTTCCTCATATATATATTCCATGCTTTTAAAAAGCGTGTTTTTTCTAAGTGGCTTAAAATTATCTTTTGTAATGAAAAGAATGTACAAAACCACGTATGATAAGTCTGATTGTCAAACTGGTATAGTTCATATAGGTTATGGGGCGTTTCATCGATCCCATCAGGCTGTATATATAGACGACTACATGGAGAAAACTGGTGATCTTCGTTGGGGTATCGTAGCTGTTAATCTAAGAAATGAGGGATTTCGTGAAATTGAAGACTATGTTCTCAAAACCCCTACATCCTATCGTTTAGTTAGGTCTCACCTTGACTACATAGATTGGACCAAAAATAGGACGATAGCAAAGCATATGCTTGCACTCCAAAGTGTTCATTTGGTAACCATAACCGTCACAGAAAGTGGTTATGCACCGGGGTCCCCCCTGTTTGAATACCTTGCGTGTGGTCTTAGAAACCGAAAGACGCCAATCACAATCATGTGTTGTGATAACATTCGCCAAAATGGTATCGTTCTTGAAACACAATTTTTAGCCTATCTCTATCAAACCAATCAGTATGAACTCGCAGATTGGGTAAGAGAAAATGTATATTTTCCATCATGTATGGTCGATAGAATTACACCACGTACAACACACGTTCTTCGTGAAGAAGTTGAAGAACTTTACCCAGATTTTGGTTATAATGCCATACAGTGTGAAGAATACACACAGTGGGTCATAGAAGATAAATTCGCCACGGACTTTCCGGATTTAGCAGAGGTTGGAGTCACTATAACAAATAACCTTGAACCTTATGAAGAGACCAAAATTCGTATTCTCAATGGTGGACACACCTCACTGGCGTATATTGGTGTTCTATCTGGGTATGACACATTCGACCAAGTCATGAACGATAAGGCGCATCGCAATCATTTCAAACAACTTCAAAAAGAAGAGATCATTCCTTCAATCGAAATGGAGCTCCCTTTTGATATTGATGAATACGCTGAAATAATTGAAGAAAGACTGTCTTCCGCTGCGAATCATGACGAACTTGAACGCATCTGTATGGATGGATTCACTAAGTTTCACACTTTTATTTTGCCATCACTTCGAGTATGTCTGGAGCAGGGTAAACGTCCTATACACACATACAGAAGTATCGCTGGGTGGTACATCTACGCACGAAAGTTTGCAAGAGGGTGTAGTAAAATTAGGTACACCGAACCAAACTGGCTACTCTTAGAACCACTTCTACAAGATGGGGCTCTCGATGCATTTGTATCGAACGAACGCCTGTGGGGTGATATACCAAAGAAATACATTACATTTTCTAGAGACTTAAAATCTATACTCATGTCCCACACCTACGAAAAGGAGATTGACCTACTCGGCGAGGATTAGCTGCCTCTGAAGCTGGGCGAGGGTGATGTTATCCTCGCGATCATCTAGACGCGCTTCGCGAGCCAATTGCCACGCACGCACCCGCTTGACCGACGCCGCCGCCTTATTGTACTTTTTCACCTTTTCCAAATATGCAGTCGCCGTTTTGTTGTAGTTTAAGACGCACTCGTTGAGATGCTCCCGATCTTCTTTTAACTTTTCCGCTTTCCTGTTCAACATCCGTTCAGCCTCGTTCAACCCCAACTCTCTTTCATCTGGTTCGTATCGTTCGGCCGCCACGTGTAAGTTTTTTAATTGGTCACATACTTCCAAATAGAAGCCTTCCGGAACTTGTTGAGCGTTGTCGTCCAAGATTTGCATGATTTTGTGGCACACATCCATTTGAGGATTCGACATTGTTCAAATTGAACACCAATTGACCACGTTGTACGTGCTGTTTACTTTTTTTTGATACTTATTGTGTTTATTACATTCACTTAGGCGTCGATACCTAATATTTCTATATTAGATGAGATTGTTCCATTCACATTTAACACGGATTTTATCGAACAATCAAAATTTACCAAAATAAGATCATTAACTTCCAACTGATCAATGGTTCTTTCATTATTAGTTAATTCCATCATATTTTTATAACCCCCCTCTTCTAATTTTTTTACCAAAGTATCGAGACTTCTAATATCATATAAAGTCCCTGTAACTACCACATTTCCATTAACATTAAGATTTCCAGTTAAAATATAATTTACCATTGTTATATAATATGCATAATATTTAAAAGTTAGGCAAGTGATCAACGCCGCCCAACTCGAAATCGGCGGGCATCGGCGAAGCAGGTTTTTGGTGAGTCATTTCATCAACAAACTCAAACGTTTCTTTTTTTTCTTCGTAGTTTTCGTTGTTTTTGTAGTTTTCCTTCTTGAGACGGATGGTCTCAAGCCTCTTCTTTGTAGCTTCCACCTTAACGAGCTCCTTTTGAATCTCCGCAAGGGTCATGTTATCCTCGAGCTGTTCCTTAAGGTCCGCGAGGGTGATGTCGTCCTCGTCCTCCTCGTCCTCCTCATCATCTTCACATGCTTGGCAATGAGCGTCAAACATGTGACAGGTGTGTTCTCCGTTTTCGACCATATCTTGGATGTCAGGGTCATGCATGATGTCATCATCATCCTCGTCAGAGACCGGATCGCGAAAGTCGGGCATGCTACCAAACTCAGCCTTCTTGGTCTCGGGGGGAGGGAGGACCTCAAAGTTGATTTTAGCGTTGGGGAGCAGGGTCGTGAGACGATCCAAAGTTTTCATGGCGGAGCGGGATCCGATGAGCTTGCCGCCGAGAGCTTGAATTTCAAAGTTCATTGTTGTTTGTTGTTTGTTGTTTGTTGTTTGTTGTTTGTTGTTTGTTGGTTGAAAAATACAAGGTTTTGAGCTGACTTAGGTTTTATTTTTACGATTGTTGTTGTTTGAGTTGCTCTTACGGTTGTTGTTGTTGTTGTTGTTGTTGTTGGAATTGGAATTGGAATTGGAATTGGAGTTGTTGGAGTTCATGTTATTTTTAGTGGGGCGGCGGGGTCGTGTGTTATTGTTATTGTTATTGTTTGAGTTAGAATTGGAGTTTGCGTTACGGTTACCTCTTGGTGACCTCCCAGTATGTACCCAGTTTAGTACGTCCTCAATAGACCACGACCCATCAATTTTATCGTATCCCTTCCAGCTCATAGCCGTCGTCCTAACACCAAACAATCCGTCATTATCGGGAAGTTGCATTGTTCCCTGAAACAATCTAAGTGTCTTTCCAGTCTTCGAAGTGGTGCTCATAATGTACGGGAAAGTTTTTGAAAAATACTTCCACTCGGCAGTGTTGCGTTCACTTTTTGGTGTATATTTGTGAATTATACCCCAAATGAACTTCTTAATGAAAGAGATACGCTTACGAGGATCATTAGGACCAGGGTTTTTAGTGCGACCAATCGCTAACATCATAGCATACAGAGCCTCCATGTAACAGAAATGATGTTGTGAAAGTTCATCGTATTGAGAAAGTCTGAATGCTCCCCGTGCAACCTTTTCACCGTACTTATTGCGAATTAGGGATCCCCAATTTGACGGGTCATTCGTAAATTTACTGTAGCTGTTTTTTACAAAACCACCCGAAGGTTGTACATTTAGCTTGGCGGTAGTCCCGTCAGAGAGGTTGCGGACCTTTGCTTTACATCCAAAAATAGATCGTACCCTGGGCGTACTCCACTCCATCTTGGACCCAAACTGATTCAACGCCACTGATAAAAATCTTGAACCCATTCCATACATAGAATCATATACAGTCACTTTACCATTTTGGTGTTCTACATGAAGGAGACCGGTATGACCTGTCCTATTCTTAAACTTATGAGTAAGTAAAATGAAGTCGTGATCAGTGTCGTGGGGGTACTTTTTTCTCGTTGTATTGAGATTATTAGTGGTCTCCTTAATTTGGTAAGACATATATCCACGAGTTCCAATAGTATCTGTCATGATCTGCTCAAACATACCCGGGGCGTGAAGATATTTCTTGGCAATTTCAGAAGCGTTCTCAATAGCGAGAAGGGTTCGGGCTCGTTCTCGTTCTCCTCCACCAGTCTTGTTTCCCGCAATACGTTCTATGTAATCGTTACGACTGAAATTAAGAGTCTTTTCACCAATCACTTTCATGAGCTGGGTGCGATTTGCACCCGCTGGTAGAAGTTTTACAGGTACAGGATTATTCATATGATATATGTTAATATTATTATTTAAACCTACTTAATGAGTTGCTTTTGAAGCTCAGCTAAGGTGATATCATCTTCGTCCTCTCCGAAGAATTTCCAAAAACTTCTGTAATCATGCTTACTTTTGAAAATACCCTCCTTAATCATTTTATAAGAGAGTTCATCATGCTCTTTATGAAATGATACACTTAATTTACACCATTCTGTGAAGTCCATCCCGGCGTCAAATTCGCGCTCGAGCTTCACGCGATCATCTTGGTTTTTCAAGTATTCTTTTGTGAGTGCAACGTGGTCGTCGATCAAAAAAATACGGGGGTCGGCAGACGACATCGGCTCCATGTTGACCAGGTGAGGAATGACCTTGCTCATTGTTGTTTGTTGGTTGTTGGTTGTTGAAAATTATAAGTTTTTGGGTTGACTTAGGTTATATTTTCTTAAACCATATGGGCATGGTAAATCTATTGCTTTTAGTTGATATTTTATTTACACCATGTGTGTATTCTACGTTAGAGGGAAATAGAACGAGTTTACTCGTAAGGGGTTTAATAAATTTGTTTAGATTTGGAAAATACGTTTCTCCACCTTCATAATCGTCATTTAGATACAATACACCCGAATATATACGAGATGAACAATACGGAAAAGGTATACCTGTGTTTATATCTATAGAATCTGAGTGTGGCCGCATTTCCTGACCATCATACCATGTAACCACGTCTACGTAGTCGATGACTAAGTTATCTTGATTGTATAATATTTTTGCTACGTTAAGCATTTTATCGCGTATATTTTTTAGTATATCTTTGGATGGGAAATTGTCAATACTTCGGGTTCTATTCCAGAAAAATGACTGGGTTTCGTGATTCTCTCGTAAAGGTGTAACAGATATCTCATCTATTATTTGTTTACATGTATTAGAATCTACGAAGTTTGTAATTTCATGAATTTCCATTATCAATTATATAACGTATTTTTCTAAGCTCAGCTAAGTTCTATCGAAACCAATACCCATTCGCTGGTGATGATGAGGGTACGTTGGCGGCACTATTTGTTCTAGAAAGGGCTGGTCTGATTTTATCGGGGATGAAAGCGTAGAGTTTCTTTAACTCGTTGCAGAGGGATAGGTAGACGTTCTCGGGGATTTTATCAGATATACTGTCTATGATTTGCATTACATTTTGAAGTACATTCATCACTATATTACATGGCTATTTTTCTAAACATTTATAACATTGGTAGGGTCACCGTGAGCATCTGCCTCCGTGAGCTGAAGATCGTATGGTGTACGTCGTGTCTTCGCTCATATGCCCTGCAAAATTTACCCCTGTCTATCCCCGCCGGAAGCTGAATGTCCACCTTGTACTTCCCCGGTATATGGATTTGAAGCACAACCGGGCAATACAATAAGAGAAAGAAGGTTTCCATAGAGAGATGTGAAGCCTTTATAAGGAGTGGACCCACTAATGCACATTGGTTAGATACCTTTCTCAAATCAAAGAAGAAAGATGACTTAGCTGATACAGTAATGCAAGCTCTCTCATTTGTAAATAGGGTTGAGGTAAAAAGTACAAAGAAACCCAAAAAGAGTACAAAGTTAGTCTCTCGCAAACCCAATGAGAATCAAAAAAGGACAAAGTATTCAAAGTCAAACTTAGCTTGGATTTATCTTAATAAACCTGATTGTGAAGTCCTTGAGAACAACAAAAGGTTTATGAAGGATCTTAAGAGGTACTACAGAGACATAGGTGATTTGGTGAAGGAAATTAATACCCTTTAAAATTTTAGGTATTACTTTTACCAATATAAATCATAAAAGTTAATATATATTTACTATCGGATTTAACTTCATTTCCACAATGTGCATATGTCCAATTCGCGGGAGAAAGTAGCATTTTTCCACATTCCGGTCTAATTTTACGCCCATTTATAAATTCTGTGCACCCACCTTCATCTTCACTCAATGTGTTCAGATACAGTATTCCAAAAAGATAACTATCTAAAATTCCAGATTCTTGATCAAAATGCCATTTATACTGTGCACCTTTTTTTTGTTTCTGTATTGCATAACCGAGATCATGTACACCAAATTTTTTAACAACTGATAGTAAAGGTGCAAATGTGTGCATGGGTTGATCATAACTATATTCATTAGTAAGAACTGAAGTATACAATTCGGACGCTGATTTTACATATTCACAAATCTTCGTATCTTCCAATCTCCATTTTGAAGATCTAAGTTCAAGTTCTACCGAATTCTTTAATTTTTTGTCAATAATTACATTATCACCTTGTATAATTATTCCATCTCGTTTATCTTCATCTCTTTCAAACTTATAAATTAGATGTTTACAGAATGATTCGGGTACAAAATCTGGAAGTTCTAATATTAAATCGTTATGTTCCTTCATATATTAAAATTAATTATTATCTTTAACTTATAAGTCAGCAACGACGGATCAAGCCCCGCGGACTGGGTCGCCGGGCTTCTGCTTGGGAACCATTTGTAAAATGATATAGACACAACGTGTTCTTTCGTTCCATGAGTGTCTCACGACTTTGTCGATCTTCGCCGGTAGCGAAATTTCCACCTTGTACTTCCCGGGTATCTTGATATTAATACCTCCGCGGGGGTAAATCGTGGCGTAGTCGGCAGGGATGTCTACAATGTTCTCGACTTCTGCTAGACAAACATGTATCTCGATCTTACCCCCGTTAGCGGGGCTCCACGCAACGCCTCCGACGCTGTAATAAATAATGACTCCAGGGTTTTTCTCGATACCCGCTTCGGCTGGTGTTTGTCCATTCCGATATGCTGAATCAAGTGCGTGATGGTCAGCCTCATGGTAGCGGCAGCTACGCCTATTGTGACCCACTTGGTGGCATCGACTACAGCGACGCGGACCCGAAGATCGCTGGAGAGCAACCTGGGCGGGTTGACAAGTGTGAAGATTCTTGAGATGATCACATAACTTGAGGTAGAGGCCTTCGGGGATTTTATCCGAGTCCTCGTCCAGCTGTGTCATCATCGTGCGTAAAATATCTTGTTGAGTAGTCATGTTTTTAGATGAAATTTACAAATATTCTTACAAACTTAGGTGCTAAATTCTTTAACGGCGTCGTTCGACCCGCGCCACAAACCCGCTGTCCACCATTCGTCCACTATCACTCACCCAAAACTCATTTGTTGCGGACTCCCAGTAATCACGGTGATAGACGTGAGCATCAGCTAGCCTCAACTCGCTCTCCCTATCCACACAAAACATCTCAAACCCGGCCATCTTTGCCTTCGACTCAACCACCTTTAACTTAGCGTTTTGGAGGGCGACATACCATTTCCTTTGGCATTCTTCCTTGTAGTCATCATGAATCTTCTTCTCAAAGGCGGGAAGCTTTTGGAGTGTTTTGAGTGAAAGTTCATCGTAGTAGACGAATCCACGTTGAGCACGGATAATCTCCTCATCGGTTCCAATTTCCAACACAATTGTCCGAAGACCGTTTTCCATCAGGTTTTTCCAGGTCCAGCCGCTTGTCGGTCCATTCACGGCGGCGGTGCTTAGGTAACCAACGAGTTCCCCAGCCTCACCACCCGGGGCCCAACGGACGTTCTTTTCACACCACAACTTGATAGCCTGAGTCTTTCGAAACGCAGTCATACGCTTGATTGGGGTCCAAGTACGCCTCACTTCCTTTTCCCACTTCATGAGAACCTTGTACTCCTCATGCATCTTCTTCACACGATCATAAAGCTGGTCTCTGATAAGTGCAATATCAGAGAGACGTGTTCGATCGAGATTCGGGGCGAAGTCACTGTCCGAGTCATCATCACTTTCAAGTTCCGAATCATCGTCACTGTGGTAGAAGGTGTCATCGTGGATGCTCTTGTTACCGTTCATGTGGTCATGAACGCGTTTCATTTGGTCGGCCATCTTCAGATACATCCCATCGGGGATCTGACTGGCGATTTCGTCAATGCATGCCATGAGGTTACGTAAGTCTTCCATGTTGGTTGATTGTTTTTTATTGAAAAATAAAAATTCTAGGCTTCACTTAGGTATGCCATTCTTCCAATTTCCATCAGAGATAGTTTATTGGACACGTGTCAAAGAACATGAAAGTATAAAATCCAAATTATTACAGAAAATTGATGATATACAAACTATAGAAAAACTTGAGAATCCATTTGATTGTACAATGACTACAAATTTTGGTAAATTGAAGAAGGGTGTTTCCGGTATACACAATTTCTTGGATGAAGAATGTATTCAAAAAATGTTCTCAGATCCATTTAAAGATTTTTTAAATGATGCATGTGTATTTCAAATTAAACCAACAAGCTTTGTATTGTATCAATATTGGTTTAATAAATATAATAAAGGAGATTTTCAGGAGTTACATGTCCATTCAAATGGGAATTATTGGGAAGAACCAGATAGCTATCCAACATTATCAGGCGTCTATATATTAAAAAGTGGTGATGAACCTAATTCTACATCATTTGAAATAAAAAACAAAAAAGGTATTCCATTTCATCCAACGAAAAAAAAGATGGTGTTTGATACATCAGATATGGATGACATCACAGAGGGTACATTTATGATATTTTCGTCAACACTTTCTCACAGGGTTAAACCAATAAAAACTGATGGTAGAGTCACTATAGCATTTAATGTAGCATGTAAATATGATTAAACTACGTCGGTCTCAGGTATAGGTGCGAGTAATTCACTCCTACTACTGACACTCTCATCTTCATTAATCCTTCGTCTTGTGTACCATAGGATCACAGATGGTGTAAATATCATTGTGATGTACCAAAGTATAATATGAAACACTTTAGGATAAATATCATACGAAATGTAAAACATTTGAAATTCTTCAAGATTGTAAAAATTTAACCCTTGTATGGTAATACCCAATAATATACCATGTATATACTCATTTATCTTAGAGCTCCAATCCTTGACAAAATAAGACACGAAAGTGCATAAAAGTGAATGATGTATATGAAACTGTATTTCATGAGTTCTCATCCAAAATGAAATCAATACGAATGTATAAACTGCACCATACAAAAGTAAATAATCGTATGAAATTTTTTTAAATATCATATTTCCGATAATTATATACCAAAATAACATTCCAATCATGGAAATTATCAAAACGTTTGTATGAGTGTATGATGCATCAGAATCGAGTGAGAAATTGAAAATCTTAATTTTTTGTAAATAAGAGAATACCAAAATCGAAATGTGTACCACAATCCAGTATGGATATGTTATATCTCTTTTTATCACATCTCCATACAATGTGTGTATTATCATGAGTGAAATAAGTAGACCGTACGTAAATGATGAAAGTGTGGATACACCCCACTGCTCCGCACATACCTTCTCATTGAGACCAACTTTACCACAAGTAGGAAATTCGTTATTA